GAGCTATACCCCCGCCGCCGATACGCTCATCCCCGTGGACAAGGCCCTGGGCGCTGACGGCTCCATCTCCCTGGAGACCGACGCCGCCGGCGGGTCCCTGGTGAATTTCGACCTTGACCTGGTAGGCTGCAAGCAGTTCATCAAGATTAAGGTCGAGGTCGTTTGCACCGGCGGTACCTCTGCTTCCTGCGACGCTACCGCCGCCCTGGTGCTGGGCGATAAGGCCTATACCCCCGCGTAAAGCCGCGTAGGGAAGCGTACAAAGGAGGTTTTCACTATGGCAAGGGTATATGACCCCCCGAAGGCAAAACCGGCGGAGAACAAGCTGGAGCGGCCTGTGAAGGAGCGCAAAGGGACCGCCGCCAAGAAAACCGAGAAGGAGCAGA